AGGAGCGCCTACGGGGTAAGCGGCGGCAACATGGACTCTCCCGGCTGGCCTGTGTCCGTGCTCAAGCAGCGCACTAGCCAGAACAAGGACGCAGTGGTGTTCGCGGACAATGCCAACTACCAGCGCGTCTTCGATCTTGGCCTTGACGGCAACAAGTACACCACGAGCAACACCTCCGGCAACACTTCCGGCTACGGCTGGAGCGTTCAGGACGGCACTAACGGCCAGGAGAGCCAGGTCATCCTGGAGCGCGTGTTCGCGTTCAACTGCGCGGACTCTGGCATCTACCTCGGCAAGAACCGCCGTGCGAACAAGGTGCTGAACTGCGTGTCAAACTACTCCCTGAACCGCGATGGCATTACGGTCGCCGGGTCGGACAACACCATTCAGGGGTGCATCTTCGGCAGCAACGCCCACGCGGGTATCTGCCTGGGCACCACCACGTCGCTCCGCTGGTCGCAGTTCGCGGGTAACAGCGCGTCGGCCGTGACCCACGTTTTCAACAACGACATCTACCAGAACCTCGTTGGCATCAGTGTCGCATCCGGCTCGTGGGGCAGCCTCCTCATGGGCAACGGCATCGACCGGAACAGCAACGAGGGCATCTCCGTGTGGAGTGGCTACGACACGTCTATTCAGATGAACTGCTTCCACTCCAACGGTATCGCCATGGACAACACCTACCCGCACGTCGGCCTCGGTTCCGGTGTCACCCAGATTGCCATTAGCGGGAACGACTTCGGTCCCCAGGACGGCAACGAGTCCAACAAAGCGAACTACTGTGTGTTCAAGTCAGGGGGCATCGGGGCTACCACCGTGGTCGGTGACTACGGGACCGAGAATACCGCTGGCGGTACTCCCAACGTTACGTCCGCCCACAACTTCCACAACTGAGCGCCTGTCGCCTTAGCCTTGGTTACGGTAGGCTTTAAAGTGATCGTAGCCAAGGCTGAGGGGGCGCTGTGACGTACAATACCGTCTCTGTTACCGGCAACAACATCTTCGGCAATGCCCTTGGTGAAGTCGTTAACGTGGCGTTCTCTCCTGCGTCATTCTACTTTGACACCCCGGCTAACACGCAGATCAACGCCCCGGTAGCCGTGGCAACATCCAACTCTGCAGGTGTATGGACGGTATCGGGCATTATCGACCCTACTCCTGACGGCTCGGGAATGGCCTGGAAGCTAACCGTTTCCGACAAGAGCACTGGCCAGGCTCTTTACAGCGCGCTCGTTCAGGTTGCCTACTCTAACGGCGCTAGCCAGAACTGGCTGTCCCTTACACCGCCTCCCGCTCCTGCCAACACCGGGACGTTCCTCTCGGTTTCCGGTCCTTCTACCGGCGCTAACCAGATCCCCATGACCACCGGGGCTGGCAGTGTCCTGACTTACTCCTACGGCCAGGTACCCATCAACGTGCGCAACTTCGGCGCTGACCCTACCGGTGTTGCTGACTCCACAACAGCTATCCAGAACGCCATCAACGCGGCAACCGGGGTACTGGCCCCGTCTACTCACTCCCGGGTGCCCACCAACTCCGTGTACATCCCTACCGGCTCGTACAAGATCACGTCCGACCTGTCGATCGTTTCCACTCAGGGATTCAACCTGTACGGAGACGGAGCCGAGCTGACGATCCTGGTGGCGAGTGGTACCGGGTTCACCACCGGCCCTGTCGTCGTGGACGGTTCCTACGCAGGCCGTTACCGTGGGTTCACCATCAAGGGCGACGGCACTGAGCAGGTCACGAACGCCTTCACCCTGACTTACACCACGGCTGCCTCCCGGTCTACCACCGGAAACCTGATCGAGCACATCCGGGTTCGCAACCTTAACTTCGTTACCGGCATTAACCTTGCTGGCGTAACCAACCGGCAGGTTGACTCCACTCGCCTTGACTGTGTTGTGGTCGGCGGCGGGCAGACTGTAAACGCCTGGAGCAGCAGCGGTAACTGGCAGCAGGGATTCGTTTTCGGTAACAGCACATTCGCTAACATCTACGACCAGGTGCTTACCAGGTGCGACGCATCCAACTGCTACTACGGCATGTACAACAACGTGTCCAGCTTCTCGCTGAACGGGTCGCAGCCTGCTAACAACTACTGTGACTTCTACATTAACCCTGGTGCGCAGACTACGGTAACCAACGTTCAGTCCCAGAACGCAGGACAGCTTCTGATATCCCCGTCCAACTTCTCTCCCCAGCCTGTCACGTTCAACGATATCCAGATGAAGTCCAGCTACCTGTCTGGTGCCAGCAATGCGTTCATTACCCTTGGCGGCGGCTACTGGAACTTCAACAACGTCAACGCCACTAACCTACAGATTTCAGGATCATACGTTAACGGGCTTGTATCCATTACAGGGTCCGGGGTTAACCGGCCGTGCGTGGCTATCTTCAATAACTTGTCCATGCGCGGTCCTCGCTCCGGTGCATTCGCGCTGAGTAACGCGATTGTCTCGGTTCTCGGTTACACGAACTACGAGCCGACCACCGGCAACTCCACCTACGCCACAGGAGACGTGGCTTCCTATAACCAGGGCGGAAGTTGGACTACCATAGGAGGCCCAGGAGTTCTCCCTGCTGTCACCTACATCACAGCTACCGGCAACACCACCTACACGATTCCGGCGAACTCTCAGACCCTCGACGTCCTCATTGTGGGTGGTGGGGCCGGTGGCTCGTCCGGGGCGTATTCGGTTGCGGCTAACGCTGGTGGAGGACCAGGGGGTGGGAGCGGAGGCGTATCCAGGCAGCAGTTCGCTGTAGCGGCTCTTACCAGCCCCGTTACCGTTACCGTTGGCGCAGGAGGAAACGGCGGCGCAGCAGTAACCTCGGCCGGGAATGGCAATTCCGGAATAGCGGGTACCGCAACCCTGTTCGGGGGCTACCTGTCCGCGAAGGGCGGGGCGGCTTCCAGTGCGGGTTCCACTACGCTCGCGGTGACCGCAGGCGGGGCGGGTGGCGCTGGTACTAACGTATCCTCGGCTGGCGGAGGCCAGGTAGCTTCTGCATCCACTCCAACAAGCGCTACGGGGCAGAGCACAGGCGGCGGGGGCGCTGGGGGTAATGCGGCCGGTACCACAGTGGCATCTGGCAGTAACGGCGGCACAATCACTGGTATTGCTTCCTGGGGAAACCCTTCTGCTGGCGTGTTGGACGTAGCGCTTGTTACCGGCTTCCCGACTTCAGGAACGGTAACAGTGGCTACGTCTACTACCCCAGCACTGGTCAGCTACACCGGAACGGCGGCGGGGCAGCTTACCGGCTGTGCTTATGTGTCCGGAGGTACTGGCACTGTTGCTACTGGTGGGGCTGTCAACTTGGCTGCCGCAGGCGCTGGGTGTACCGCTACTGTAATGGGCACATCCAGCAACTCGTCTACTGGCGGTGTAGTGGGCGGGGCTTCGCCTACAAACGGATCTGCTCCTGCGGCGCAGGGAGATACCGCTCCCGGTGGCGGCGGCGGGGCCGCTGCGTTTGGTGCGTCTAGTTCCGCACAGTCGGGAGCAAACGCCCAGGCTAACTCTGGCGGTGGCGGCGGTGGCGGCGGCGGAAACACTGGCTCGGGCACTACATCAGGTGCAGGCGGTAACGGCGGGTCAGGATTCGCCCTGATCATCGCTTACTACCAGTAAGATAAGAGGGGGGTTAGTTATGGACATGCCAGTTTTCTACGCCAACGCCAACGAGGCTATAGAGATCACGCCGGTCTCGTTCTTTAACCTTGCCGATGTGATTACCGACCCGGCTAGCGTAACGTGCGTGATCGTAGACCCAACGGGCGTACCCACCACCTACACCTACGCTGCGGGCAGCGGGATAAACCAGATCGTCAAGGTATCTACCGGTGACTACTCTCTCTCCGTTGACGGGCTCAGCACTCCCGGCCTGTACATGTTCACGTGGATTGGCACTGGCAGTGGCGTTCAGCAGGTAACTCCAGGAACCTTCCGCCTCGTGCCCATAACGGACGTGACTACCGGAATGCAGAACTGGTACTGCGGCCTGGATGAATTCAAGTCCCGTAACAGCATCCCGCTGACCAACGTTGCCGATGACTACGAGATCTCCATGGCCATCCAGACTGCTTCCGGGTGGATCAACCGATACTGCGGCACGCACTTCTACCAGGTGGCTGAGGCCAGGACGTACCCCGTAACGGACATCTACTACCTGCCCATCGACCAGATCGTGCCAGGCTCCATCACCTCTTTCAAGATCGACTACGACGGTGACGGGGTATTCGAGACGGCGTGGACTGAAGGCCAGAACTACCAGGTCTACCGCGAAGGCGATACCTACAACCAGAACTACGCTGGAATCAAGCGGCCCTTCGACTTCGTTAAGGTAATCATGGGCGGGCCTGCCCTGACTGCCGGTGGCGGATTCTTCCCGTTTGTGTGGCCGTTTACCCACGATGACCGCGTGCAGATCACCGGCACATGGGGTTGGCAGCAGATTCCACCGGAAGTAACCCAGGCTTGCCTGATCATGGCGACCCAGCTTTTCAAGGAGAAGGACTCGCCCTGGGGAATGGCTGGAGTCGGTGACCTAGGCGTTATCCGTACTTCTCAGTCCCCGTTCCTGGTCGAACTGCTTCGTCCATTCATCAACCCTCGGAAGAAGGTAGGCGTATAACGTGGCTGCCAAGCCGGTAAAGGCCCCGAAGACCTCGCTGACAAAGAGCGCAACGTTCAAGCGCGTTAGCCCTAGGATCGCCAGCGGGTTTACGCCGGTACAGTCCAACGCTGCCAGGCTGCGAGCCACTAACTCCCTTAACCGGGCCAAGTACAGGACTAACCAGTCAATAGTTAAGAGCCCAACGGCAAACGGCAGTCCGTACTTCGGAATGTATGCAGCCCTGCAGAGGGCACAGGCTAAGTACCGGCTGAACGCTACTAAGAACGCGGCCATGAAGAGGTCCAACACCCAGAACCAGCAGCTAGCAGCGGGAAACTGGGCACGGAAGATGTCGGCTCAGCGATCTGGCAGGCAGCAGGTTAAGACCCTGGCCTTGTACGGAATCCAGAAGTCCATGCGGGCTATGGTTACCAAGGCTGCCGGTGCTGTTCCTGCTCCTGTTGCCGTAGCCAGGGTTACCGTCCGCACCAGGAACACCTCGGCCGCAGCTCGCGCGGCTCAGTCTCGCAGGGCAGCCCAGGGCAACATAAAGCGCACGGGAACCAAGTACAAGACAGGCGGCGGGGGGTCCGGTTCCGGCAGGGCAAAGGCACCGGTTATCCGCAGCGTTCAGCAGTCCCGTAGCCACACCAGGACCAGGACATCCGCACCAACCAGGGCTGTGGCAACTCCGAAGGCATCGCTCTGGGTACACCGCGAGTTCGACGGCGAGCAGCTTAATCCGTGGTGCGTAGCAGGTAACGACCAGGGAGCTGAGAACTGCGCTGCCGTTGCTGTCGCCAATCACCTGTGGTGGCACACTCACCTGATGATGACAGACGAGCAGGTCCATGAACTCTCTCGTCACTCGGATAACATCCCCGGCCTGCTCAGGTACCTACAGGGAAACGAAGCTTTCGAGAACGTATGGCCCGAGAGCTGGTATCACGCCAGTACAGCAGGCCCTGGTGACTTGATTGTGTATGATGTGCCAGAGGGAACGCACGCTGCGCTGCTACTGGAAGACCTGAAGGTAGTTGCCTGGGGCGAGGAAGTTCCGTTCAAGGGCAAGTACATCGAAGGGTGGCACATCAAGTGGCGAACGTACAGGCGATCCGGCAGGCCCTAGCAGCACGGCTCCAGACTCAGCTAGGCATCACCACTACGGCCAACGTGCCAGCGATCATCACTCCACCGGCAATCTTCGTCCTGGGAGGCATGCCCTACATTCAGTACGGTGTGACGATGGGTGAAACAGCCGACGCGCTGGGAGCTGTACTGGGGCCGGTGGCCTCGCCGCTGTCCAAGAACAGCATCATGCTCTCGGTCCTGATCTGCATCTCGGTGGCTCAGGGGTACGAGCCGATGCAGCCTGCCCTGGACATCCTGCTCGAACCTGCCGGGAATAGCGGGAGCATCCCTGACGCTATAGCTCTGGACGAGACCCTCGGCGGCGTGGTGGACTTTGCAGTTCCGCTGGACTGCACACCGCCCAACTTGATCAACGTCGGGGGACAGGACTACTTCGGTTCCCACATCCGGGTACAGATAGGAGCATAACATGAGCACACAGACGCTAAGGGCAGACGTTCACCCAGACCTCTACAACAGTGACGCCCTGGACAGGGAGGGTTACGCGCACATGGTCGTACGGAACTACCTGGAAGCGCTGGCCGCGAAGGACATCCACGTTGTGCGCGAAGTTAGCAGGGAATGGAAGACTGGTATCCTCGATCCGTTTGTAACCCTTCTTGTCGAGTTCGAGATTAACGAGTGACGGACTTCTCGGTTAACGAGGACGAGCTGTACATGGCCCTGCTGAAGAGGCGGGCGTACATGACGGCGTTCCCAGGAACCTTGGCCCCGGTACACGGCGACGTTATGATTAAGGCCGAGGATGACCGGTGCTCTGCCGTGCTTACGATTACCAGGAAAACTGCTGACGGAGGGTTTGTTCCTGTCAAGCTGGAGGGGGCTTCCCTCGTTAAGTTTCTCCGCGAGTTCTTTGGAGTAGAGAATGCCTGACACGCTAGACCTCACCATCGCCGTGGCGGCAGCCCTTACCCGGTTTCGCTTCAGTGGCTACGGGCTGGACGAGGTAGACGAGATCATGCGTGATCCTGAGTTGGACCTGCACCGGGGCCTAACTGCGCACCTGGTCGAGGCGATTCAGAAGGAGCTGGACTACTCGTGAAGGCACTGCTGGTACACCCAGGTCCTGATTTCTCCGTTGCAGACGTGTTCCGAGGGTACGAGAGCGCGCTCCGAGAGCTTGGTGTAGAGGTAAAGGTCTACAACACCAATGACCGGCTGTCTTTTTACGCTCAGGCGCACCTCCCGGACTACACGATCCCCGAGAATGAGCTTGAAAGGGACGAAGACGGCACCCTGCTGCGCCCTTTGCACAAGGCATTCGACTCTGAGCAGGCCATGACTGCCGCAATGCAGGGCCTGAGCCACGATCTTTACACATACTGGCCAGATGTAGTGATTTTCGTGTCCGCGTTCTACACGGCAGCCTCTACTTTGCGTGTAATCAAGGCTCGCAGGCACAAAATCGCCATCATTCACACGGAATCTCCGTACCAGGACGACGAGCAGCTCATGCGAGCCCAGTTTGCGGACGTAAACCTGCTCAACGACCCCGTGAACCTGGCCGAGTACCGGGCTTTGCAGCCGAATTCGCACTACATGCCCCATGCGTACAACCCGCACCTTCATTATCCGGGTAGCGGGCAGTATGACTCGGACTTCGCGTTCATCGGGACCATCTTCAAGAGCCGCAAGGAGTTCTTCGAGGGCATGTTCCGCGATTTCCAGGGCTACAGGCTCGCTCTAGGCGGTTCCGGCTTCGCCAACGACTACATGGACGACTCGTACCTGCTCAAGTACCTCGGCCACCCCCGTGACGAGTGCGTGGACAACCGGGAAACGGCCAATATCTACCGGCGAGCGCGCAGCGGCATCAATTTCTACCGCCGAGAGTCCGAGGGCGAGCACACGGGCGAGGGATGGGCCATGGGACCGCGTGAAGTGGAGATGGCAGCGTGCGGGTTGCCCTTTGCACGTGACCCCCGGCCCGAAAGTGACGAGATCTTCCCATTCCTGCCGACTTTCTCGTCACCAGCAGAGGCCGCTGAGCAGTTGAAGTGGATTCTGGCCGACGAGGACCGCCGCATTGAACTGGCTATGCTTTCCCGGCACGCAATCCGGGAGCGAACCTTCAAGAACAACGCCAAGAAGCTACTTACGTACCTGGAGAAGTGATGAAGACGCGAGTGAAGTTCGGAAACCTGTACCTCGGCAACAAAATGAGCGGCCTGCCGTTCTTTAATACCCCGTGGTTCGATCAGCGGGCCGAAAGCCTGCGCGCAATTCCCGGCGTGGACCAGGTATTCAATCCAGCCGAGTGGGACAGGATGCGAGGGTTCGATCCCATGCTCTGCCCGAACGGCACGGCCGAGGAAGCAGCAGCAGCCGGGTTCTCCTTGCGAGAGGCACTGCAGTCGGACTGGGAATGGATCGCCAAGTACAGCAACGGCCTGGTTATCGGCCCGAACTGGGCTACGTCCAGGGGAACCATCTCCGAGATTGCCTGTCATCAGGCGCTGGGGCTCCCGGTCTGGGAAACGCACATCTTCCTTGACACTTATAGCCACCAGTCCGACCAGCGGGATTTGTTCTCTCCCGACTGGCAATTCCCGGCACTCTCCAACTACCTGATCTAGCGCAACCTGGATATTCGGCTTACCCTTGAGTTGAAGGAGAACCGTCGCGCCAACGTGTGACGATGGTCTGAGACTCAAGGAGTGGCACTATGTCGCGTATCCACGGTCGCAACGGCATCGTTTACATTGGCGTCAACAACGGCGACGCGGCGAGCCCGACCATGTACCTGTCCGACTGGACGATCAACTTTACGGTGGCCAAGGTTGACGTTACCGCGATGGGTGACCAGAACCTGATCTGGACTGCCGGTCTGCCTGACAGCTCTGGTGACTTCACCGGTTTCTATGACACCGGTTCTGCACAGACCTACCTGGCGGCACAGGACGGACTTCCCCGTAACTTCTACCTGTACCCGACGATCAACCAGACTACCCAGTACATGTTCGGCCAGATCCTGCCTGACTACTCCCTCACGGGCGCTGTTACGGCGGCTGTCACGCTGAAGTCCACCTGGAACGCTGCAAGCCGAATCCAGCGGTACCCCACCGTAGGAATCCCGGGCTCCTGATCCTAGCGGCTTAGAAACAAGGTCTCTCTTAACCGAGGGGCCTTGTTTTATTCCCGCATGATAGTAAGATGTTGGCAGACCACGATAAAGGGGAACCAATGTCCGACACCATGCCTGAAGCAGCAGCCGCAGACCAGACCGACCGCGAACTCGCACAGGCTCAGCTCGCTACGGCAGACGACAGCGCCCTGGCTGGCACGAAGGAAGACATCAAGACAGGTGTCGTTGACTTCAAGGGCGAGAAGTTCCACGTTGCTGAGAAGATCGGCGCGATGGCCCTGATTGCGTGGGGTAAGGCCGCCGACCTTGACGAGAGTGGTAACGAGGCCCTGATCGCGGTCTACGACATGCTCGAAGACGTTATCCACGAGGACGAGTTCAAGCGCTTTAAGCGTGTGGCACTCAAGTCCAAGGCCGACATGGAAGAACTGATGACTCTTCTCAGCGCTGCCATGGAAATGGTGTCGGGAAACCCTACCGAGCAGCAGGATGGTTCAGCTTCTTCCTGACCCACAACCTGCGGTCACTCGACGGGTGGCAT